GGATTATCAGATTCCATATCGTCAAAGCCGCTTCGATCAATTTTGGGTTTTTGATCTTCTCTTGGTCTAGTTCTGTCAAATGGTTCATTTAAATAACACCAACCATCCCAACCCCCTTTGACAATTGGTATGTTGTCAATCTTAATCATGTCACCGTATTTGGTTTCAATCAGCCGCCCAACAGTTCGATATACATTCTTTTCTTGTCCACTTGCATCGGTGTATTTTTCAATTACCGCAACCAGTTCTTTTTTTGTTTTTGACATTTTGTACCTTTTATAAAAATCTAACTACTTCAACACCCCGATCAATAATCCTGGTCGCATAAGTTCCTTTTCCCCAATTGGTCGAACACCAAGCACTCAAAGAACTTTGCAGGTGTTCAGGCTCAAATTCACCATTTGGTATTAATACAGAATTACCTATTTGAATATCTTTAACGTATGGAAAATAATAGTTTTTAAGCGTACCCATTGCATATTTCAAGGGTCTTTTTTTACTATCGTTCACTTCCAAGTTACCCATTTTTTTACCATTTGGAGTAATAATTGCAAATTGGCATTTCATGTTTTGCAAAATCTGAACTGCTTTGTTAATTGCTACATCTTCAATGGTGCTAATTTCGGTTAATAAATCCATGATTATTTCGCCTTTTCTAAAATTTGTTGTTCCAATAAATCCACTTCAGTTAAAAATTGATCTAACGCCTTTTCGTATGCCGCCAACTCATCCTTGGTCGGCACAAATCTAAATACAAACAACTTCAGCTTTTCGGGCATATCTTCGTTGTAACTAATAAAGTCGCAATATTCAGCACCAGTAGTCAATATGTTGTGAATAACTTGTGCGTAATAGTTTGGCGGCACTCGATTTTCTTCAATATATTCGTAGTGAATTGCAGGTATTGGGCATTTGATTTCGATGATTCCCTTTCGGTTATCCACAAATCCATCAACAGAACAACCGTACTGTTTACCATCCTGGTAACAAAAACCCGCTTCTTCAATCATGTTGCCAGATTGAATTTCATAAGCCATACGAGCAAACTTCTCAAGTTCGTTACCCCTTTCGATGTGTTTGTTGGTAAAGTTTTCCTCTGAAATTTTCTTTGTAATGCGTTGCAGGGACAATTGAAAACGGTAATTGCGGCGGGTAGTCGCTTCAGAACCTTTTGTACGCCCTTGGGCGATGACTGCTGATGCGTTACTACCAGTTGCCTTGCCCAAACGATCTACGAACCATTCTGGCGTTCCCTGCTCATTTGCGGAAATAATTAAGTTATTCATTGTTTTCCTTTAGTTCTACGTCCGTAATAGTTTTTTCTTTTTCCAATTTCTCAAGGTAAGCCCTGCGCTCTTTGACCGCATCTTTAAAATCCTTGTTATTGGTCTTGTTGTCCAAAAATGCTTTATTGCCCTCTTGCCAAACAGAAGCCAACGCATCAAGGTTTTCTGACGTTTTAGCCGCTTCAATCCAATCTGCAATTTGCGAATCGTTCATTTGCACTATGGGTAGTGGTTTAACGTCCTGGGCTTCTTTAATTCGCTGATATTCATCTTCGTCAAAGATTCCAACGTAACCAAATGCAAGCCTGGCGCATTGAATCAATGCTTTGTGCCGCAACATCCTTTTGGTATGAGTTTGCCAAGCACCAGTCACCGTAGAACCGTATTTGCTTGTAAATTGTGCTCTGTAAGTTTCGTCCAAGTATTCACGAACCCGAATAGGCTTTTCCCTATCTTTGCGGCTTATGATGCACTCAATCCATTCAGGACAAGGTTTAGCACCTTCCATCGTGACCATCACATCAGACTGCGCAAACTCGATGCCGTCCAAAGTTTTGTTTTCGTTGATGATTCGTGACCAACCATCAATTCCCACAACTGGGACGATGCCGTTGTTTTTGTCAGGGAAAGCGTAAATCTCTTTGGTAAAGGGATTCAAACCATACTGATTGGCAACAATTAAAAGGGCGGTTAACTGCGCTTCGGTAGCTTCGCCCTTAAATGCGGTTTGTTTAAGTGTTTGAACCAGGTTCGCATCTGAACCCATTCCAAAACGGTCGGCAAGTGTATTGCTGAGTGTAATTAATCCTGACATTTCATGGTCTCCAAACAAATGAATCAAGTACCATAACTATGATGGCAAAGGTATATGCAACCACAAATAATGCGGTTTCAACTTTTAAAAATAGGGGGGATTTTTCAATTGGTTTTTTCATTTTTTTTCCTTTATTAACGTGCAACGTCACCAACTAATTGACCGTCCATAATTTTGAACAGAACTGCTTTTGCTATGTTTAGTGTTTGTCTTGCCGCTTCAGGGCAGTCGTTTGCAATAAATTCTTGGGCATCGCTCATAAGCCCTGCAACTATCATATTTCCTCCAGTTGTTCTATATGTAAAACTGGTTTTGATACTGCGTTCAATATAAAGATCAATATCAGGGATACCGTACATTTCGCTTTGATTGTTTTTCATTTAATTTCCTTTCTTGAGATTTTATTATAACCTAGCTTATGGGGAATTTCACCCCATCCAATCATTAAAACGTAAAATCGTAATATTTCTCCATTTGTCCAATTATTAATCCTCCAGTACCTTTTATCCATCTATTGGTTTCGGGATTTCTGTAAACCCTTGTCCAATAACCAGTAGCATCTTGGCGGTAATAGCTGATGTTTCCGCCATCGGTGTAAGGTAAGTATTCATAAGTTTGGGCTTCTGTAAAACCGCCGTTGTCAGTTCTGATGGCGTTCATTTCTTCAACTGCTATTGCAGTTAATTTGCCAATCATAAAAACTTCAGTAATCCTGCCAGGGTAGCGGTCAGTCCAACCAAGCATTGTTACGCCCATGCCTACTTCTGGGTTTGGTTGACCATTTGTGCTACGAGCATAAATGTTGTTGATAAGGCTTGCAGTTTGTGTTCCGATTTTCATTTTTTTTCCTTTCTTGTTTAATTAGTTTAAGCGTTGCGAATATCCTGGGCATAGTCATAACGAATTTTTACTATGTTTGCCAGGGCTTTAAATGCCCTCTTAGCGTTTCCATTGGCATCGTTGTAGTATTCAATAATATCGCCGTCAAGCCAGGCTTCTACGACTTCGTCCCAACCGCCAACTTCATAATTTGTATACGCATAATTGAGAACGCCATTAATGAATTCTTGTTCGTTGTTGACGTTATTTAAAAATAAGGGTTTTGTTAATTTCATTTTTTTTCCTTTCGTTTATTTCCTAACCACAAAGTAAGTATAACCCCGCTTATACATATTTTTCATCAAATTAAAAATATATTTTCAAAGTAATACTTCTGTTTCTTAAATCAAGTTGTTAAATTGCAACTAAATCTAGCTTATAATTTGTCGATGGAAAAAAACAAGGTAATTAAACTTGCAGGTAGTCAAGTCGCATTGGCAAAACTGCTTGGCATCAGCCAGGCGGCGGTAGCGCAATGGGGTGAATTTGTGCCTATTGCAAGACAATGGCAATTGCGTTTGTTAAAACCAGATTGGTTTAAGTTATAATTTTTTGAAACTTGGCTAGGTTTGAAGTCATGAGCAAACCGAAAAGAGAGTTCCCCCTCCTGCCATCGTTTCTTTTCAGTAAGGGGGGAATCGCAGGGGAAGTTATGCACTATTTCCAATTCCATATTGGGGACTATAAAAGTCATACCCATCATTTAACGCCCATAGAAGATTTGGCGTTCAGGCGTTTGCTTGACCATTATTATTTACATGAACAACCAATTCTGCAAAAAACCATTGCAAGACAAATTGGTTTAAAAGACCATGAACAGGAAGTTTTATCTGTTCTTGATGAATTCTTTGTTTCTACTGAAAATGGATACATTAATCCTAGAGCAGACAAAGAAATAGCTAATTATCATTCAAAAGTTGAGCAAGCATCCAGGGCGGGTAAAGCGTCCGCAGAACGAAGGCTTAACGGACGTTCAACGGACGTTCAACCAACCAATAACCATAAACCATTAACCATTAACCAAGAACCATTAACCAATATAAATACTATACAGGCGGGAAACAAGTTTCCCCCTTGTCCTAGTCAGCAGATTTTAAAATTATGGAAAAAGCATTTGCCACATTTAACCCAACCCAGAACCTGGGAAGGCAGTCGGCAGTCAAACCTTAAAAACCGTTGGATACAGGCAAGCAAGCACTCCGATTACTCTGACGGCTACACAAACTTAGAAGAAGGCATCCATTGGTGGGATTCCTTTTTTGAGTACATCGCAAAAGACACAAAACTGGCAAGCGGGTTTGAGAGCAAGGATAGAACCTGGAAGCCAGATTTGGAGTGGGTGGTAAATGCAAGCAATTTTCAAAAAATTATTGATGGGAAGTACAACAAATGAGTTTTAAAAAATCAACAACGCAAGAATCAGAAGTTGACGATTCAAAGTATTATTGTTCTGTATCAGGATGCGGGGCAAGATGGTCAATCAATCTTGGGATACCAAAATGTTCGTATCACCAATGGAACAGGGATACGCATAGTGGATACGAAAATATTTACATGAAGTTGGAAAACCCAATTAATGACGGCAGGGATTGGGCACGATTGATACTTCAAAAATATCAGATGGGTTATAAAGTCAGACCTATCAGCTTAAAATTTGCTAAAGAAGCATTAAGGATTTCGGTTGAAACTTGAACAAATGACCTGGAATGAATTTGAGGATGAACTATTACAGTTTTATGCTCAATTGGCAAATTCAAAGGGTTGGATTGATGAAGCAAGGCGGGCGGTTAGGGAAGTTGAAAAGTTATTTCCTGGTTTTGGTCAAAAAGTAGCTAAACGAATGAAAGAATTAAAAAATGAATGATGAAATACGCAAAAAAATAGTACATATCAATGCTGATATGTCTAAAAAAACGCAAACTATAACCATGTCAGTTGATGAATGGTTTATGGAATATTCTGAAAGACTAGCAAAAGAAGTATTAGAACATTGCATAAAAATCGTGACTGAAGAAGAATTGAAGATATTCAAAACAATTGCGCATCCAGAAGTTGGGACATTTACGCCGTACATTGCAATTGAACTTAAAAACCAATTGGGGGAATTATGAAAGTATTATCAACACCATCAGAATACATTTCTCAGAAGATGATGATGAACTATTATTTGTTTCTTGCTGAAAATGAATTTATTGAAGGTAATGAGCAAACAAGTTGGGAATGGTTATTCAAATATGCTCAGTATCGACATAGTATTGACCAAATGGTGTTTGATTAATGCGCAGGGCGGCTAGGCGGGACGAAAATGAGCCAGATATTATTAAAGCACTCAGACAAGTTGGAGCAAATGTTTATCCAATGGATGAACCATGCGATTTATTGGTTGGATTCCGTAACCAAACAATTTTGATGGAAATTAAAAATCCAAAAAATAATTACGGTAAAAAAGGATTAAACAAAAATCAACGTGAATTTTTTGAAAGTTGGCGAGGCGGTACTTATTGCGCAGTTGATTCAGTTGATGCCGCACTCAAAGTTTTAAATGTAATTAAGGAAATTAAATGAACGAAGAATATGCTTTTCATTCACCGCCCAAGCCAAATGTTAAATTTAGACTTGGTAAAGATAGCAACATAATTTTTTACAGTCATGTATCAAAAAAGCCCAATGCTTTTCAACGATGGATGTTAAGAACATTATTGGGAATTTATATGGAGTTGCAGAATGACTAAAGAAATAGTAAAAATTGATTGGGATGCTGTACATGAAAAACTTATTGAAGTATGGCATCGTGACATTTCAGCCGATGAAGCTCTTGAGGAAATTAAATATTTGATTAAACCAACAGAAGATAAATTAAAGGAACTTGAATGAGTGAAGCACCCCATAAAGCCGTTGATTTCATTAGGGACAACGCCGCCGCATTTGGTAAAGCCAAGTCGAACAGGGTATTTTTGGAAGAATTTAGGAAATCCAAAAAAGCATTACTTATGAAAGATGCGCTTTTAAAAGGGATTGAAGCCGCCAACGCCCAAGAACGTGAAGCATACGCAGACCCTGAATACGAAAAACTGCTAAAAGGGCTTGCCGAAGCCATCGAAACCGAAGAAACGCTAAAGTGGCAAATGACCGCCGCAAGCCTAAAGGTTGAGATTTGGCGAACCGAAGAAGCTACAAACAGGGTTCAAGACAGGGCGCATCAATGAACTCCAAGCTAACCCAAGCGGACAGGGATTACTTGTTTCATGTGAAACAATTACCCTGCGGAGTATGCGAAGCACCCCCGCCATCGTCCGCACACCACATCAAACAGGGGCTACACCATACCTGCATACCCCTTTGCGCCGATTGTCACCAAGGCGGTTTTAACGGCATACATGGGCAAAAGCGCATCTGGAGCGTAAAGAAACTGGATGAACTAATAGTTCTTAATAACACCATCAAAAAGCTATTTCAGAAGTATGATATTATTTAAAAATAATATATTAGGGGGTATCCAATGGCATCATTCAACGCAGTTCAAAAGGTAGAAAAGTTTTTATTAACAAACCCTGGCAAGAAAACCCTTGCAGAAATCAGGGATGGTAGCGAAGCGTTAAGATCACAGGACGTAAGCATGGCACTCAACTACCTGCTACGCAAAGAAAGGGTAACAAGGGAAGTCGTTAAGAACACTAACCCAAACGGTCGCAAAACAGTATTCTTGTACACCTACAAAGAACCAGTAACACAATAATATTATGGGCAGAAAAAGCAAGCTATCACCCGAACAATGGGAAGAAATTAAAAGAAGGCACATTGTCCTTGGGGAATCTGTTAACTCGCTTGCTAAAGAATTTGGAATTGACGAAAAAGCCATTCGGAAATATATCGGACAAATCCAAAGTCCGAAGTTGTCCGAAAGTCCGAACTCGGAACAAAAAACAGTAAAGGAAGCCATTCAGGATGCCTCGCTAACGGTGCTAGAAGCCCTCAAGTCAACAGGATTGCCCGAAGATGACCAAAGGATAGCTCTTGAACTTGCAAACACCATGAAAAGCGTTAAAAGCAAGCTGAGTGAGACTGCAAACAATAATCTAATCGTAGCCCTTGAGTTGTCCAAAATATCCAGGGAAGGCGTAAAGCATATAAAAAGTGAAACAGGCGTTGATGTTGATTTGCTCAAGCAATTACAAGTATTAGGAAACGTCACAAATAATTTTGCGTTCCTGGGTAATGAAGTAAATAAATCAGCCAAAGCCAAAGTAGAAGTTGATAATGACTTGGTAATTGAGGGCGGATTACCTTTGTGAAAATAATACTACCAACCCTGCATAGTGGTCAGGTCGATATATTTAAACAACGTACCAGGGCGAATATTGTCAGGTGCGGTCGGCGATGGGGAAAGACTAAACTACTGGAAACCATTGCTTGTAATTCGGCGGCGTTTGGCGAATCGGTAGGAATATTTGCCCCTGAATACAGGCAATTGCAAGAACCTTGGGATCATATTAAGGAAATCCTGCAACCTATTATTATTTCATCCTCCAGGAGTGAGGGAACAATTAAGGTTAGGTCAGCCAACGGAAAACAAGGCAAAGTTGATTTTTGGATACTGAACGACAATGAATTAGCAGGTCGAGGGCGGGAATATAACAAAACTTTAGTCGATGAAGCGGCGTTTACAAAGTCACCCCAAATGCTCGATATTTGGCGCAAGTCGATTAAACCCACAATGTTGACCACTAAGGGCACTTCATGGGTATTTAGTACGCCCAACGGTATAGATGCCGAAAACTTCTTTTATGAGGCTTGCAACAATCCAGAAATGGGTTTTACGGAGTTTCATGCTCCAACCAGTACAAATCCTTATGTACCCGCAGATGAACTTGAAAAAGAACGCCTGGTCAATCATCCCCTGGTGTTTAAACAGGAATTTTTAGCCGAATTCGTAGATTGGTCAGGAGTTGCGTTTTTCTCGATGGACAAAATGCTTGTGGATGGCAAGCCAGTACCCTACCCCCAAAAATGCGATGGTGTTTATGCGGTGATTGATACTGCGGTGAAATCAGGCAAAGAACACGATGGAACTGCAATTATTTATATCGCAATGAATAAGTATTATGGTCATCCCCTTGTAATACTTGACTGGGATATTGTGCAAATTGACGGTGCGATGCTTGAAAATTGGATGCCAAGCGTTTTCAGCAGATTAGAAGAATTGTCCAAGGCAACCAGTTGCAAGCTAGGTGTAGTTGGCAGTTTTATTGAGGATGCGGCGGCAGGTTCAATACTACTTCAGCAGGGTCGAACCAGGGGATGGAATACTCATGCAATAGATAGTAAACTCACTTCAGTTGGAAAAGATGAACGTGCAATTAGCGTTTCTGGTCATTTTCACCAAGAAAAGATTAAAATCAGCGATTATGCGTTCGATAAGGTCGTTAATTTTAAAGGCGCAAGCAGAAATCACTTGATTACTCAGGTAACAGGCTTTAGGATTGGCGATAAAGATGCGCACAAAAGAGCAGACGATTTGCTTGACGTTTTCACTTATGGGATAGCAATTGGAGTTGGTGATAAATATGGCTACTAAAGGATAAATATGTCATACGTTACAGTAAGTAATACTGCCGTTAATTCGGAATTGATGCAGATTTTAGAAGCCAATGAAATCCAACCTGGTTCAGATATAGGCTATCAGCTATGTAAATTATTATGGGAATTTCACCCACTTGGCGGGAAATTGGTTGAGAAGCCAATCAAATTAGCCCTATCAAAGCCCAGAATCATTGCGGTGGATGCCGAACCCAAAGATATGCTTGTTGATGCGTTTAACAGGGAATGGGAAAGTCTTGGCGCAACGGCGCACATTCGTGACACGATGTATTTGAAAAGGGTTTACGGCGCATCAGCTATCGTTTACGGCGCACCCAACATTCCAACGACAGAGCCAATTGACCCTTGGAAACTCTCCGAACTTAATTTGTATTTCAACCAATTAGACCCGCTAAACTTGGCGGGTTCTATCGTTACCAATCAGAACCCCAATGCTCCAGATTTTCAAAAGCCATTACCTTACACAACTGCCGCAGGTCAACCTTATCATCCAAGCCGTTCAGTTGTGCTATTTAATGGCACTCCTATTTATTTAAGTTTTCAATCTTCAGGATTTGGTTTTACTGGTCGTTCAGTATTCCAAAGGGCTTTATACCCAATGAAGTCGTTTGTTCAGTCGATGGTGACTGATGACCTGGTGACTTTCAAGGCGGGACTATTAATTGCCAAGCAAAAACCCGCAGGTTCGATTGTCAATCGTTTAATGCAAACCGCCGCAGGTATCAAGCGCACCTATTTGCAGGAAGGTGTATCTGGCAATGTATTATCAATTGATATTGACGAAGCCATTGAAGCGTTAAATTTGACCAATACTGATACGGCGATGACAACGGCAAGAAATAATATTATTGCTAATATTGCCGCCGCCTCAGATGTTCCCGCTTTACTGTTAAAGGACGAAGCGTTCACCCAAGGATTTGGAGAAGGTACAGAAGATGCAAAAGCAATCGTCCAATACATTGATGGAATTAGGGAGGAAATGCACTCTCTTTATAAATTCTTTGACAAAATCGTTCAACATAGAGCATGGAATAAAGATTTCTTTGAAGCCGTTAAAAACAAATATCCTGAAACGTATGACAACAAAACGTATGAAGAAGCGTTCTATCATTGGCAGGAAAAATTCGATGCTTCATGGGAATCCCTCATGGAAGAACCCGAATCAGAGAAGGTCAAAGTTTCGGATATTAAATTAAAGGGAATTACCGAAGTATTACGCACTTTGATGCCAGTTATTGACCCGATGAATAGGGCGATGGTCATAGAATGGGCAAAAGATAATGTTAATGAAATGCCTGATATGTTCAAAACTCATTTGGATTTGGATATTGATGCAATAAAAGATTATGAACCGCCAACTCCAATGGAAATGCCCAAAGAACCAAAACCGAGCGAAGCATGAAATTTAAAAACATAAAAACTGGAAATATCATAAATGTTCATCATAGGCTTATGCCTATTTTTAAGTTTGTAATTCGTTCAGATGAATATGTATTTTTAAACGATGATAGCGAAAGCGATGAATCTGATGCAGGTAAGCATTGGGTTACGTTGCATGGTAAAGACCCTAGAACTGGTCGAGGTGGGCCTGGTCAGCACGTTTTAATAAGTGGTTCTGGTGAAGTTCTATCTGGAGCAGGTGGAAAACTAAAGGGTGAGAAGTTAGAAAAAGTTAAAAGCGAATCCAAAGATGTAACTGTCGAAGACAAAGTTCCAACCGCCAAAGAACCTGAAAAGCCAAAACTTACACAAGAACAACACTATGAAAATGCCCTTGAATTGGGTAAACAAGCGCATGAAGAAGGATTTCAAGGCGAACTTGAAGATAGTGAAATATTAAAAAATTATTTAAAAGAACACAACCTGCCAGGAGTTGAAGGACTTCATACATTTGCAGGATTTAAAGGCGGATATAAAAAAGCCAAAGAAAAGGCAGATTTCAAGAAAAAAGAACTCATAGCTACTCAGGAGAAGCACAAAGAAAATGCTTTTAAATTGGGCGGAGAAGAATATAAAGAAGGTTATGAAGGTGATTTTGACAACAATCCAGAGTTAAAGCACTATTTAAAAACTTATGGTCTTGAGTTCGGCGAAGAAGCACAGGTAATTCAAAAATTTAAAGAAGGCTACAACGAAGCCAAAGAATTTGCTGAAAATGAAAAGAAACAGGCAGAAATAAAATCGCAAGAAGCCATTGCTAATAATCCCGCAATCGTTAGCGAACCAAAGAAAACCATTAGTTCTGAACAGGCAAGCATTTATTACAAAACAAATTTAGCAAAATCCAAGAATAAACTTTTGGACTTGTTTGAAAAAGGAAAAACTTCAGTAGAGCAGAAAGAAAAAGCGCTTTTAGACTTTAAAAACGAAAAAAACAAAGCAATTGCGCAATATTCCGAAGATGTAACAGGTAATTTTAAAGCACCAACAGTAGAAACAAAATTATTTGAATCTGATAAAAAATTATTAGAAGAATTGACTAAAAACGAAGCCGATTACGTTTTTGCAACTATAAATTTTGAACAAAAATCTGAAAAAGACGAAAAAGCATTTAAAGAATGGAAAGACAACACCGCATTAGAAAAAGCAGGTAAATATCCTCCAATTGAACAACCAAAACCAGATACAAAGACAATTGAAAATGTTCTTGCAGATTGGAAAAATACTATTAATTCAAAGGAATTAGTTCCAAGAAAAGATTATGCGAAATTAGTTCCTAAAGATTTTGGTCATATCCAAGCAAAAGAAATTGGTGAAACCAAATTTATGAAAGAAATGACCGATTTAAAAGGTAAATTACAAAATTTTGGAACAAATAGCGCAGTCGGTAATAAAAAATTAGTCGAACAAAGATTAATTGAGGAATTAAAAGACAAAAAGCATTTTCAAGCATTTGCTCAATTGTGGAAACAAAAAAATCCAAACAAATCAGAAAGTTTGGAAAGGGTTTTAATAGCGCAATGGGCGGGTTCGTCTGGAGATGGTCACACACTATCATGCGCTATGCAATTGGGCGTTAGGGATGCTTTTAGCTTGCCAGATAAGGATTTGGAGTTCAAGGCTTTAAGTGCCGTAGAAAATTATGGTGAAAATGAGGTTTATAGAAAAGCGGCAGGTCAATTAAATGTCGGATTAACAACATCAAAAGAAATTGATGGGTTTAAGAAGGTATTGCAAGAATTTGCCCATGCTCAATATGAAAATACGCAAAAAATGTTCAAGGAATTGGGCGTAGATCATGTTTATTTGGCTAGGGGAATGAAGGTAAAACACTCACAAAAGAAAGAAGCAAGTAAACTAAAGTTACAACCCGCTTCGTCTTTTAGTACAGATTACAACATGGCAAAGAATTTTGCTAGTTCAAGCGGTACTGTATTTTTAACCAAAGTGCCAGTTAGCCAAGTTTTAAGTTCATTTAATACAGGATTTGGATGCACAAACGAAAATGAAGTGGTAGTATTAGGGCATAAGCAATTAAAGGCATTTGCCGTAAAAGGTTCAACAACTGCTAATGAAATTGCGCAAAAATTTAAAGAGGCGGCATGATGGAAGATTGGGACAACATGGAAGAAATTAGCATTGATAACCCAGAAAATGCTGATTGGACTAAAACCACTTGGGATTTGCCCCCTTATAAAAGCAAAGAATTCTTTGATGAAGTTGGAAATATTCCATTAAATATATTTCGAGCTTCGATTGTTTATAAAAGTGCGGTAAAAAAAGGGCTAATCTTTGATGATGAATGGATTGGTCAATGACCTTTTTTGAAGTTTTAACGGAAGCCATAAATTATTTTATGGAATATGGCTTTAATTCAGAAAAAAGTCTTGAAGAATGGATGCAAAAAATAAAAATTGCCGCCATTCAAAGTATGATTCCTGAATATCAAGTTGAACAAGAAATGGTCAAATCTATGACCGCCGCTTACAATCGTTTGGTTGTTAAAGGTGGTTTGGTCAACAAGAACGTATCAAAGTACGATATAGAACGATTAAAGCCAAAACTAAGATTAGAGTTAGACAGGAGAATATTGGTTTCTGCAAACCTAATAAAACTTAATCGGCAAGAATCAATCAGTAATACATTACGAAGATTCCAAGGTTGGGCTACTTCAATTCCCCCAGGTGGTACGGAATTAACAGATAGAAATAAAACAAAGAAGGATATTAAAAAATCCTTGAGTGCTATTACTTTTGAACAACGCAGGGTTGTAATAGATCAAACCCATAAATTGATTTCAAATATAAACGATATTGTTGCAGTCGATAACGGCGCAATTGCGGCGAAGTGGCATAGTCATTGGCGGCAGGTAAACTATGATTACAGAAAAGATCACAAAGAACGTGACGATAAGATATACATTATTCGCAACTCATGGGCGGACGAAAAGGGATATTTAAAGCATCCCAATGGTTATACCGATGAAATAACGCAACCAGGCGAAGAAGTATTTTGTAGGTGCAATTACCAATACATCTACAATTTAAGTTCGGTAAAAGAATTGTTGACAACAAAGGGCGAAAAGGCATTACAATCTGCCAAAATTACTTTTAAATAATTTATGCCATTTGAATCGGAAGCCCAACGAAAAGCTATGTATGCCGCCGCAAGCGGTCGTAGCAATATTGGCATCCCTAAAGAAGTGGCAAAGAAATTTATTAAACACTCAGAAGACGGCGATATTCCTGAAGAATCTACGCCGTTATCAACTCCCGAATTTAAAGAAGATGATGCTGACCCTTGTTGGGAAGGTTACAAACAATTAGGAATGAAGCAAAAAGGTGGCAAAGAAGTGCCCAATTGCGTTCCAGAGGATGATTCTGAGGCTTGGCAGACCAAGGAAGGTAAGAATAAAAACGGCGGCTTAAATGCCAAAGGCAGGGCTTCTTATAACAAAGAGCATGGGGCGCATTTAAAAGCCCCACAACCTAAAGGCGGGTCAAGAAAAGAATCATTTTGTGCCCGAATGTCAGGCATGAAAGAAAAGCTAACTTCTGACAAAACAAAACACGACCCAAATTCCAGGATTAATTTAGCATTAAAAAAATGGAAGTGCGATGCTGATTGGGATAGTTCCAAAGTTCAATCAGAATTAAAAGGCTTGTCAGCCAAATTAGCAGAAATTACTCAAAGTATTACAAATTTAAAAGCTGATGATTTAGCCGTTGAAAGAATTGCAACTGGTTCAAAATCCGATGCTATGCCAATTGACAAAGATGCAGGGGCATTAGGTCGTGCCGCAGGAATAATGTTTTTGACCAATGACGGCAAAGTATTATTGATTCGCAGGGGCGATGGTGGAGATTACCCACAAACTTGGGCAGTACCAGGTGGTCATCAAAACAAAGGCGAAACATTGGAAGATTGCGCCAGGCGTGAGTGCTTTGAAGAAACTGGCATCAAATACGATGGCAAGTTAGAAGTATTATTTGATGATGGTCAATTTAGAACTTACATTGCCAAAAACGTAGAGCAACAAAAAGTTAGATTGAACGATGAATCAACTGGATATGATTGGGCGCATATTGATAATCCCCCAATGCCTTTGCATCCAGGACAAGATATTTGTTTCAAAATTGCAAGTGCAAAAACAGAATTTGATTATGCTGAATTAATTAGGCAAGATTTATTGCCAAGCCCTCAAATGTATGCTAATGTTATGTTATTAGCTATTCGCATTACAGGAACAGGTTTAGCTTATCGTTCAAGTATTGGAGAGCACGTTTGGCGTGATTCCAGTTTATATTTGAATGATGACTTTTTAAAGCGTTGTAATGGGTTGATTGTGATAATGGATCACCCTGAAACTGCGGTTCTGACTTCTAAGGAATTTAAGGACAGAGCAGTTGGAAGTATTATTCTGCCTTATATAAAGGGAGATGAAGTTTGGGGTATTGCGAAAATCTACGATCAAGATGCGGTAAACACCATTTTGACCGAAGAAGTTAGCACTAGCCCATCTGTTGTTTTTGACCAAACAGCAGGTAACACGACACTAACGACTGAGAATGGAGAGCCACTCTTGATCGAAGGTGTACCATTTCTTTTAGATCATATTGCTATCGTAACTGAAGCAAGGGGTTCTAAAGGAGTATGGGACAAGGGTGGCGAACCCGCAGGAGTATTATTAACTAACCAAGAGGTATCTGAAATGACAGACAACAAAGTAGAGCCGAAAGCAGATGCTCAAGGCGATAAACTAGATGCCATTCTTTCGGCTCTCAGCTCCATGAGTGTGAGAATTGATGAGATGGAAAAAAATCTTCCCGCCCCTCCACTCGTTACTGCCGCTGATAAAAAGCGCAAAGACGAAGATGCGAAGATGGATGATGATGATGAGGAATCAGAATCAGAAGCCAAACACTTCATGGAACGCAAAATGGATTCCAAAAAGCGTAAAGATGAAGATATGGAAGAAAAGCACATGGAATCCAAAAAAATGCGCAAAGATGATGATGAAGATGACATGAAAAAAGCCAAGAAAGATGCCGAAGGCTCTGACATGGGAGAAGAAAAAATGCCGTCAGGCGAAATGAAGCCTGATGACGATGATGCCAAAAAGGATGAAGAAGCTATGAAGATGGACGAAGCCGCCGCAGAATACGCAGATGCACAAGCAAAATGCGATTCAGTTTTAGCCGCTTTTGGTAAGTCAGCTTCCCGCCCACTCCAAGGCGAATCATTGATGGCTTACAGGAAACGTCTTCTCAGAGGATTGCAAGCGTATTCTGATAGCTACAAGGATATTAACCTTGCAACTATAAAAGATGCAAAATTACTCGAATTAGCTGAAAAGCAAATTATGAATGATGCAATGACTGCCGCAAGAACATCTAGTCATGTTCCTGGAGATCAACTGATTGCTATTCAATCAAGAGATTCAAGCGGTCGTACAATCACTAAGTATCGTGGCTCAATGGAAGCATGGCTTGGCGATTTCAAAGTTCCTCCCCAAAGAGCAACTACATTCCATACTTCTAACAACCAACGCTAAGAGGACTAAATTATGTCAAGTTCAATTGCTCTCAGCCCAATGCTGACCACAAATGCGCAAGGTTTATTTAACGTAAATTCCCAGGGTTATACCCAGGGCGATGCGCTAGATGACCCCGCAGTCAAGTTTGCTTTAGCAGGTGGCGTTTATTCAGCCGCCGCAACAAGCCCAATTTGGGGTGGTATTCCAATTCAAGAATTTAGTCCTGGGGCTTCTGGTCAGCCAGGTACTAATACCCTTGGAAGCACAATTTCTGCCGCAACAGGAAGTGCCGCACCAACAGGTATTTTGGTTTACAACCAGGCTTACCAAGGAATTACAACTCCACAGTCAACTGCGCCGTTGTTTACTCCTGGTATGTCAGTTAATTATTACCGTTTTGGTTCTGGCGCAAGAATTCCTTTGATTATTGAACCTGCTTCATTAACAATCGAAGGTCAATTGATTAGCACAACAGTTTATTTCGATTACACGAATAACTGGGTTACTGTTACTCAGCCTGGCACTCAACCTGCACTTCCAGTAAAAGTTTTGAATGTAAGTACAACTGGTAACAAAACTGTTAGCTATTCAAGCGGAACAGGCTTTGCCAATTGGATTTATACCCAAAACGTGGCGTTGTGCCTAATCTAATCAAGGAGAATTAATATGTCAGGATTTGCACCGTCATTCGTCACAGTTAACCCCCACTTTATGTTGCCTGAGTTAATCATGCAATATAGCTTGGCTTCTGGCGCATTTACAACACTAGCAACTGAAAACCCAATGCCCCGCCTTGGTGAAGCAGACTTGTATGTTTATGCTAAGAAAATTCAGTTAACTTCACAAGTTCAAGCTAATCAATCACAGTTTAACCAACTGCCTAGCGCATCGGTTATCCCATCAATGATTAGCACCGCAACTTACCGTATGTCAACTCGTGCTCAGTACGATAACTTTGATGAAGCCGCAACTGGCGTTTGGGGCTATGCGCTTCCAGAAGCTATGCGTTTAGGCGCAAGACAAGGTATCGCACAACAAATGCGTAATGCGTTGTTATACGGTTTCAACCCTGCAAACGGCGAAGGCTTGATTAATACATCAGGCGCAACCGCAGTTAATTTGGGTTCTGATACAAACGGTAACACAGGTTATTCCACTTGGGATAGCGGTCAACTTGCTCAGTATATGCTGAACATGATTGGCGCACTCAAGGTTCGTACCCTGCAAATCGGTCAACCTTTGCGTTTAGTATTCTTAGCACCACAAAGATTCATCAGCCAAATTTCTTATTCTGGCGTTGTTTCTTTAACCCAGTTCCAACGAATTGGCGCAGGTGTAGAGACTGCCGCAGGTTTGATTGAGACTGTTGCAAAGTGGGCAGGTGGTGATGACGTAGTTTTCGCCGCTGATGACACTTTAATTGGTCAAGGTTCTGGCGGTACAGATGCGATCATTTTGATTGCTCCTGAACTCAAGATTCCTAAAGCCAACAACAAGATCAACACCAACGTATTTGCTACATTGACACCTAACATCACCGCAACTTCTTTGATGTTGACAGATGTTAGCGCACCAACAGAAATACCTACCCCCATCGCTGATGGCGGTATTACAACTCTGTACACAATGCGTTCAACTTCTGGTTGGGGTATTCGTCCTGAAGCATTGACAATCCTTTCTGCCGCATATTAAGCGGTAAGGGATAATCAAATGGAAACCCTGGCTCAAAAGGTCGGGGTTTTCTTACTTTAACTTGGAGAAAATTATGTCTTTATTTGGTTCACTCGAAGAAGAAATCGTTTCTTTCATGGGCGAAGTTCGTTCTTTTATGGCTTCTTTTAACAACACAACTACTGCGGTAACTGATTCTGCACCTGCGGCAAGTGCAAGTCAGGTTACAGTTACTGCTACTGATGCCGCAAGCGCACCAACAGTAGTTACAACAACTGACGTTGCAGTTCCTGACCAATCGGTTGCAACCGTAACAACGCCAGTTAGCCAGTAAAATCAATTATCTTGTGTGATGCCAAGATTTTGACGTTTTGAGGGGGCAGGGTTATAAAAGATTTCTTTGAGTTTTCTTTTGTAGCCGCATCATCTGCCTCCTCATCCCATCGGAGTTTAATGATGAAACTTTATGTAGCTAACTGTTCTAAACAAGAATTTCACTTCACCTATATGTTGCCCGAAAACCCAAGACCGTTTTCGCATCATATTCGTGCAGGTTCACAAATTGAAATCCCTGGTGCTAAAGAAGATATTGACTTTATCATCAAGCAACATTCAATTTACGGCATGAGAAAAATTGAAGAAATTGGCAAAGGCTTTACCAATTTGGCGTATCGCATTGACAAACCTATTAGTATTAGCGCAATCGAGCAAGGATTAAGTCAATCTGAGCAAGAAATGATTGACAGGGCTTTAGAAGCGAGGAAAATAACTGCGGTAGCATCCGATAAGATTATTTCCGATAAAGCCCAGGAGATGGGTTTAAAGATCAAATCGGGGCTAGAAGTAGAGATTACCGAAGAAAAGAAAAACTTGGCGGATACTGATGCCAAATTCGAGCAAACAATTGAGGTCGTTAAAGAGAATACTACGCCAATCAAGGGTAGAGGAAGACCCCGCAAATCTTGATAAAATAAAATTATGAGTGACCCCATTACAAACCCGCCATCCCTTACAGGTTTCGTTGCTTGGTCGCAAGCAGTAATGGGGCTTACTTCAGCCGTAATTAGCCCAACAGACCCAGGTTATGCGTATGCGTATCAAATTGCCTTGGATATTGTTCCTCAAGATTTCCTGGTTCAAGTTCCAGATATTTATACGCTAACGGTTTACAACTGGGCGGGTTCTCAACTTCTCCAGTTCCAACAGGATTACGCAGGTCAAAACTTCTTTGCAAATGCAAGACAAGGCTACGGAATCAATAATTTCACCGCAGGAGTGATTAGTTCAGCTTCTGACGTATCAACAAGCGAATCCATAACTATTGGCAAGGGACTGCAAAACTTGCAACTGATGGATTTACAAAGAATTAAAGACCCATACGGTAGGACTGCATTAGGATTTATGCAATCCATCGGAACATTGTGGGGCTTAACTTGAAACTGAACATCGGCGTTTTAGAAGTTCCAGAATTGGATTCGGACAAAACAAGCTACGATGTTGCCGTAATTCTTGAAGAAAAATACGGTTTGTTTTCGGTTTATGCCGATCAATATGCCGAAGTAATGGCTCAACACATTAGCGAAGATGTGGCGGGTTCGATGGAAACTTTTTTAATGACAGGTCGATTTCCTGCTGAACCGTTGCCGCAAGCCGCTGATGCAATTGGAAAAGATTTTCAGAAGTTTATTTATACCAGGGAAGTCGAATCGGTTGGAATACCAGGCGTACCAACTCAAGCGGCTTTGATGGGCGTAAACAAGCGATTAAAGACAAAAAAGGGTGCAAGAAGACCGTCTTTCATAGATTCAGGAATCTTGGAATCCTCATTAAAAGCGTGGTTTGAATAATGGCAACAGTAGCTGAAACAATTACCGCAAAGACCCAATTGGGTTCTGGTTTGCAAGATGGGGTCAATACCTTATCGGGAAACGAAACGGTTACTTTTACACTTTATGTAAAACTAATACTTCCATTAGACGGTTACGTTTTTTGGGTAAATGCAAGTCTTTTAAACGATTCAGCAATTTATAACGCCCTGACTTATGGATTTGCTGAATTTGACAATAAGGGTTCTACCCTACCCGCCAGGCAGTTAAATGTAAAAGGTTCATTTCACTTTAATACTGATATGCACCAAAGGGATGACAGATATACGGCTTACAACCATATTTTGTTCACTTCCATGCAGATCATTCAGGACTTTAACCTGACAAGCCCAAATCTGATTTATGTGGCTACTTACGAAGGCGTTCAGTTTGCCTTTAGTCGCAAAGACAACTATTACAAGCAAGCCGATTTGTACCATTACAGGGGTGATGCGCTTTACTCCATCATGGATACGCAGTTAATCAATTCAATGACTGGATTTGATACTAATAGCGTTATTGTTAGTAATAGTTTGCCAATTTGGTTAACCTTGAATCAATTTTTTCCAATGTATCCAAGCTATTTGGTTGGTCAAAATTTAGCACCCCCTTATGCTTCGATTGATATTGACCCAAGACAAACAACTGCGATTCAGCAATTTCCTTTGATTAATTCTGAATCAAATCCAAGTCAATTGGTTCACGATACGGTCAAAATTACTATTTATGGTTTGCGCAATCACGATGCTTTGAATTTCGCAAATTATGTGTTCCAATATAGCCAAAATACTGATAATATCGGTATTATGAATATGCCAGTTATTCAGGATGAAAAAGAAACTCAGCCCGAATTCGGCATTATTGCGATGAAGAAGTCAATCACTTTTGAAGTGAGTTATTACCAATCAACTGTTAATAATATTGCTCAAAAAGCCATTGAAAGTGCATTTATGTCGGTTACGGTTAATTAATTTAAAGGAGAATCAAAATGGCAGTAGGACAAGGACAACCATCAGTAATTAATGGTGCAACAATCACAGGCAGAGGAATTAAAAACGTCCTCAACATCACAACAAACACATTGGTAAAAGGCTCACAAGGTCGCATCGCTAACGTAAACGTAACTACCGCAGGTTCTGGCGCAGGTGCAGTTTATGATGCCGCTTCTGTTGCAAGTATTACTACTGCAACTGCCGCTTCTAAATTGGTTGCAGTCATTCCAAACACAATTGGCGCATACTCAATTGATTTCCCATGCCTTACAGGTATCGTAGTTGAGCCTGGAACTGGTCAAGTTGTTTCTGTAAGCTACAACTAATTAAGGAGGCATCATGCCTAATATTGTTAATGTTTCGGTCACTCAGCAAGTTGCGAGTGCGCCATCGACTTTGCAAAGAACAGGGGCAATTGTTAGCCAAGGTGGTACGACCCTGGCTTCGGGTACTACGCAATTATTGACTTCAGTTAGCGGTTTAAATAGCATTTTAAGTGGTGCTATTACTCTTTCCGCTATGACTTGGAGTGCAAACGTAGTATCAGCAACAACTGCAACTCCTCATGGTATTCCAAACGGTCAAATAGTATCTGCAATAATTACTGGAGTAACTCCATCGGGTTACAACGGTACTTATCAGATTACTTCAACTGGTGCTAATACATTTACTTATGCTTTAAGTGTTAATCCTGGTAGTTCAACTGTTCAGGGTGCAGTTACTTTGTCCGATGTTTCAGAATTGGTTGCACAAGTTACAACTTATTTTGCACAAGGCACAGGAAATGCGGTTTATGTGCTAGAACTTGGAACTGGTTCACCTGCGGCGGGTGTAACGGCTTTAGAAGCCTATATTGCTAACCCAACGGTTAAGTTTTACAGTTACTTGTTGCCTTTACAATGGGACGTAGAAACAACTGCGCCAACAATGGCAAGATTGTATGTAAGTACAACTTCTGAGTTATATTTTTATGTAACCACAACAACTGCTACTTACACCAATTGGACAGGTATCAAATCAGTATTTGCGACACTTCAAACGCCAACTGCTCCAGTTACAGAATTTGATGCGGCGGCGATGTTTGCGATTACTTTGGCTTACAACCCTGGTAGCACAAACTTGGCTTCACCGCTTGAGTACACATTCTTATATGGCGTAACTCCTTATTCAACTCTAACAAGTGCGCAACAAATTTCGTTGAGTGCGGCAGGTGTAAATTGGGTTGGAACAGGCGCACAAGGTCAAATTAGCAATACTTTGATTCAAACTGGTAGCTACATGGATTTAAACCCATTTAATTACTGGTATTGCGTTGATTGGTTGTCTATCAATGTGGCAATTGCCCTTTCAGCCGCAATTATCAACGGTAGCAATACGCCAACAAATCCTTTGTATTACAACCAAGCAGGTATAAATACCTTGCAAAAAGTTGCACAAGCTACGGTTAATAATGGTATTTCATTTGGTTTAATACTGTCACCTGCAACGGTCAATGCAGTATCATTCCAAACGTATATTACTCAAAACCCAAGCAACTATGCGGCAGGTATTTATAACGGTCTAAGTTGCACATTTGTGCCACTCAGAGGATTTACATCTATTACCATTTACTTGACTGCAAGTAATATTCCAGTTTAAGGAGCAATAAATGTCAAATCCCCAAGTCGTACAAGGTACACTAAATAGACTACTTGCAAGCGTAGTATTTGCTAACTTTACCAACCTAAACGTAACTTCTGCTTACCTTGCAAAAGAAGCGATTAGCCTTGGTTTTGATGGTGACACTTCTCAACTGATTGGCACTTTAACAGGTGCGGTTACAAGCCCAGAGCCTTACATTTACGGCACAGTAACCATGCACTTGTTAAGAACCCAAGCCCTTGGAAACGCATACAAGCAACAAATTGAAACAAACACAACAATGGGTTCAGTTACTGTAATACCTGATTCTGTTGCTTTGAGTTCGTTCCAGTTGAACAATTGTGTTTTATCAAGTATTCAAGAAGTAGCTTTTGACGGTACACAAGCGGGTTTAATCGTTCGTTTGCGTGGCGTTTATAGTATCAACTCAAGTTTATTTGCAATCGGTTAAAAAGGATAAATTGTGAAAATCGACAGGAATCTGAACCTAGTGATGCAAGTTCAGACTGGTCGAAACGGATTGGTTTATATTCATTCCGCTTCAATTAGTCGATCTGTATTTGAGCAGTTTTACCTTGAATTGGGCAAAGTATTTAGTCAATGCTTTGATTCAATTAACCAGGCGCACTTAGCTTTATCTGCCCCCCAACTTGCTTATCCTGCTTTGAAGTCTTTGGCTTTAAAGGCGGGTAATTGGGATGGAAATGGTGGCGTTAAGTTTGGTTTGATTAATGAAATAGTCAGATTGACCAACGTCATTATGAGTACAGAAAAAGGATGGGAAACAATTCCTTTTGACGTAGCGGTGAAAAGAGAAATCTTAGATGAAGATGAAGAAGCCGAAACTCTTTCATCCTTGGTTTTTTTTACTGCAATCTCCAAGGTTGCTCCGAAGGATTTGAAAAATTCTTTCTTGGAGATGGCAGGAGCGTTACGAAATTGGGAAATTTCATCCTTGGACTGTACGGCGTTTCAGAATGGCTTGCCGATACAGACAAAGCCAGAAACTACTGGCAAGAAGGTGAAGGAATCATCCATCATTGCTTAGAAAAATTAAGTAATGCCTGGTTTGGTGAATTTATCAAGGAAAGTGGCGGCAAATGGACGGATGCTAATGAATACAGGAATCGTCATTTAATAAAAGCAATCAGTAATAGATCACTTTTTTAAAAGAGAGAAAAATGGCAACCAAAAGTGTTATTCAGATTGACGTTTTAGACGAATCTTTTAAGAAGTTTCAACAAGCATTTGAGAAATATCAAGCCGCACTTAAAAAAATGCCTGGTGATTGGCAAAAAGTCAATCAGGCATCAGCAGGTGGCGCACAAACGCTAAATAAACACCTGGAAAAATCTTTAAAGAATTTGCAAGAATTTGACAAAAAAGTCAAAGATGCAAACAAAGATTTAAAAGAAACCGAGAAATCCACAAGTAATATTGCCCAAAACTTGGCTAATAGCGTTGTTTCGCTTGCCAGGTGGGTTACGCTAGGTTCAATTGGCGGTGGCTTTGGATTGGGCGCATTAGGCGCAAGCGCAAGCGATTACCGCAGACAAGCGCAAGGATTGGGTATTTCTACTGGCGGATTAAGAGCCGCAAACGTCAATTTGGGACGTTATATCAACCCAGGACAGGTTTTAAGCAACATAGCAGACATTCAGTCAGACTTATCAAGAAGACCGATTTTGAGCCGTTTAGGGCTTGGTGCAAATCAAAATGCCGAGCAAGCATTACCATCAATAATCACCAATGCGATTCGGATGTTCAACCAAGGCGGAAGAACAA